CTCCACTACTACCTTCTCCAAGTATTCCTACACCGCCACCGCCAGCCATACTTTTGTTGAAATTGGCAACAGAGCCTCCGCCACCACCGCCACCAGAGCCAGCGCTACCATCGCTTGCAGTACTTCCATTTGATGCTCCATTACCGCCATTACCAGAATAGCCGCCAGCACCACCTCCAGCGCCTCCATAAGAACCTGAACCACTATTCCCACCATTACCGCCACCAGTTCTAGCTGATCCACCACCAGTTCCGCCAGTACCATCATAAGTACCGTTACCAGCATAAAGAACGGCATTGCCATTAAAAGATGATAAGCCACCATTATTACTTGTACCACCTGGGCCAACTACTACTGTATATGTAGTGCCTGGAGTTACTGGATAATCGTTTGCATAAGCTAAAGCTCCACCACCTCCACTTTGGGCATCATCTGTATATGATTCAGCGCCTCCACCACCACCAACACAAACAACAGAAACAGATGTCACTCCTGCAGGGCAAGTCCACGAATATGTGCCTGCTGATGTATAGGCTTGTTGTCCAATTACTTGGACTCCAGATAGTAGAGAATTTATTGCGGCAAACATTATGGAGTAAATCCTTGTGAGAAAGAACCATACCAGTTTGTACCATCAGCAACGAAAGTCAGAATATCCATCTTTCCCGCTGTTGTTGTAATAGTTGGAGCGCCAAGAACATTCCACTTAACGCCAGTAAATGTCGCACTACCACCACCAGTAGTAGCAGCTTGTTTAAGCAACAAAACAAAAGACTTTCCTGCAGTAGCAGTTGGCATTGTGAATGTGCAAGCAGTAGAAGCAGTCAATGTCGCTGTTTGAACAGTACCATTGGTCAATGACAAAGTATTGGTAGAAGTAACAGTACCAATTGCAACAACACCCTCAACATAGTTGTTGATAGTAGGGTTTGTCAGAGTTTTGTTTGTTAGAGTTTGAGTATCTGTAGTACCAACAATAGTTCCGCTAGGTGCATTAGAAGAATCTAACTTAGTCGCAATAGCAGTCTGAATGTTGTTGAATTCAGTATCAATCTCAGTACCCTTAACAATCTTTAATGGATTGCCAGAGGTAAGATTATCTTTAGACGCAAAGTCTGTGCTTTTGGTGTAGTCTGACATATCAGTTTCCTTGTTTCATGTAAGCAACAATTACTTCAAGTTCTTCAACTGTTGCGTAAGATTTAATTCTGTTTGCTTTCCAAGAAATAATCTGGATGTTATCTAAAGTGTACCCTTTTGATGAATCAATCCTATCAATACTTGGACTGTTTTCTCGGAATCCTGCATTATTGAACTCAAGTTTCATTCCAAAAATAGGGCAACATCCATCTATTGGGTAAATTGCTTTTATGTCTTCAACAGTTATTGAGTGATCTCTATTTTTTATCTTTGCTCTTTGCTTTGAGGCATTGATAAGCATTCTTAAACGATATTCAAAATCTTTTCTTCTGTTTGCTTGATAGTTTCTATCGTATTCAAGATGTTCTTTGTGATTAGATTTCCTGCGTTCAGATTGATATTTGTTATCACACTCTTTGCAACGATATTGGTAGCCATCTTTTGATTTTGAGTTTTTAGAATACTCATGTAATTGCTTATCAGTTTTGCAATTCTTGCAAACCTTGCTAAATGGAAGTAGCTTTAATGCGCTCATGCTATTTTTCCATTCTTAGCTTGAATTTCAATTTTCTGAATAGAGCATTGCGCTCCGTTGATAGTTAGCTCATAACCAGTTTGAACAACCTTTCCTGAACCACTTGCAGATACTGTCAAAGTATTTAGTGCAATACCATCAGAATAGTAAGCAATGGTTGTTGCATTTGCTCCATACTCAGAAATGCCATACTGAGCAACATTTTGAATAGGAATAGTTGCATTAGCACTCAAATAGTTACTCTTAAAATCAAATCCCCATTTAATCGTTACTGTTTGATTAGTGCCGCCAATCACAACAGCAGAAATCTTCTTCAAAATAGATATCTGATTAACATTTCCTAAGTCTGCATTGTTGGTGTAATACAACATACGATAAGTAGAAGTATCATCAAGATAACCAGTATGCGTACCAATGTATCCAGTCTTACCAATGTAGAGATCACCATTTCTGCGTGACAAGAATGACTTAGGTTCAATAGAATCCCAAGTTGTTACTCTTGATGATCCATCTTGTAATTGAACTTTTGTATCAAAGCAGTAAACAGACTTGTAAGTTGGCATCGTGAGCAGATAGAAACCTTCACGCTCAGAATAAACAGACTTAATGTTTGCCAATGTTTGACCAGCAACAGAAGTCATCAAATCGTTACGAACATTCTTAGACAAATCACGCTCTGGAGCAGACTTTTCTTGGATAGTTCTCATCAATGAACGAACACCGCTGTTTGACAAGAAAATCACATCAGAGCTAGTTGTTTGGACAGAATCTCTAGCCATGCAACCAATGCCACCAATGGTGTCGTACAAAGTCATTGTCGATGGAGTTGTCGCACCTTGATAAACAAGAATCTGACGCTTGCCAAAGATAAACAAGAAACCATTGTGAGCAGCCAAAGCCTGAACTTCATCAGCACCATTAGGCCAAATCTGATTGACATTCAAAGAACCAGAAGTACCACCAGTCCAAATGTGACCAGTTAGCAAATCAGAGAAAGTTACTGTTGTTTTGTCTGTTGCAGTATTAGCAACCCATAAACGACCAAAAGCAGAAATTGCCAAGTTGCCAGAAGGAACAGTTCCTGCATAACCAGACTTCTCACTCACTCTACGATAAGTAGTTGTACTTACAGCAGGGTCGTAAATCAATGGATCGTGACCAGTTTGAAAGAAGTATGTGATGCCATTCAAGGATGCACATTGCCAATTGCTTGCAGTAATGGTCGGAGCAGTACCACCCCCCCCATAGGTCAACTCAGTAACAGCATTCGAAGTGCCGAGCTTGAACAACTTATTGTTGCCAGCAAACAAGACAGTCAATGTTCCATCAGTTTGGACTAACTCATGGATGACTCCAACATCATTAGCACCAAGATTGCCAGAAGATGAATTAACCTTTGCCCAACCTTTACGAGAACCAATACGACCATATTGGTCAATCACACAATTGGTAGCAACAAGCGCAAAGCCAGATGCTAAATCCAAAGGTGAATCCTGCGTATTCAATCCTAGAAACCCAGGGGCACTTATAGAAAATGTTTGAATTGGTTGACTCATTTATACTTCTCCAAGTAACCAATTGCGTTGTTTAAAATAGTTTTAGAGTCTCTAAATTTACCAAGAGCAGTATTGCATGCATGACACAAAAGTCCACGAATTTTGTTTGTTTCATGACAATGATCTACAAACAATTGTTGCATAAATACCTGTGTTTCATCAGCGTCGCAAATAGCACAACGATGATTTTGCTCAATTAACTTACTATTGTATTCTTCAAGTGTTAAGTTATAACTTGACTTTAGCCAATACTTTCTATTCTGTAACTTCCATGCTTGTTCTGACATTGAATTCTGTTTTTGAATTCTTTTTTCTTTCTTACAGTCTTTACATACCCATGCATAGCCACGAGACTTGGTATTAGCTTTTGGGAAAAAGCTACTTTCCTTTACCTCTTTGCAATAGCTACACTTTAAAGTTAACATTAAACAGCCTCAAAAACGCCAAATTCAGGATAGCGAGTAGCTTCTGTAGCAATGTAGTCGGACAGCATAGACCTATACAGTTGATAAGCCTCTGAAGAATTCAATCCACCATCTTCGCCACGCTCAACCAAAGCCCTTGCATAAGCATTCTGAACGATCAACTCAGCAGGAACAGAGATAACTGTGCTGTCACTAGACAGAAGTGCCTGAGGAACAACTAAACTGAACTTGATGGTATATACGCCATCAGGAATTGGAAACAATGTAACCTTGGTGTCAGCATTTGAATCAACGCCATCAAAGGTGTAATATTGTGGAATTGAGTTTGACGGAGTGCCAAAGTTCAAATAACGATTCATTGTCGCAAATGGTATGTTGTCAATACCAATTTTGCTTGTAGAGTTGATGGCATCTTGGACACGGAACTTCTGCCCTGAACCAGTCAAGGAGTAAGAATAAGTGCCAGAAGTCGTTGTAATGGTAGAGGTTGTACCAAGAACATTCCACTCATAAGCATCTTCAACATGACGCTTTGCATCGTTGACAAACTTGCCAATCAATGTTGAATAAGGAGTTTCGGAAACAGTAGAGACTTCCTCTTCACGCAAGCGAACAAGCACATCGTTGACTGCTTGTAAATAGGTTGTCATTTCTTATTCCTCTCTGAGATCGCTTTTGCTTTAGCTTTAGCGTCTGCCTTGGACGATGCACCCCAAGCCTTCAGAGATAAGAGAAGTCGGGTAGGCTTCCCATCTTTCATCTCAGGCCCAGGCATATTGCCCATGCGTGCTAAAAAGGAGGCCCTTCGAGGGTTGTCGCCCGACTTTACTGGTGGCTTTAAATTACCACCTGTTTCTGCATTATAAGATGCTCTGCCCTTGGCGTTCAAGCCCCCTTTTGGGTTTTTTCCTGCTTTTGTTTGCCAAGTTGGAGATTTCATTTCTTTTTCTTAGCTGTTTTAGCAGCCGCCTTAAAGTCTGCCGCAGTAGGAGCGCCTTTAGTGCCAGGCTTTCTCATCTTTTCTTTAGACCCCGCCTTAATACGCTCTTGTTTAGCATGAATGTTTGCGTAGAGTCCTTGTTTCATTTTTTAGCCTTTGGCTTAGATTTGCCTGCCTCTGAAAGTGCAATAGCAATGGCTTGGTCTTTTGACTTGACTACAGGGCCTTTCTTGCCAGAATGAAGTGTTCCAGACTTGTACTCACGCATAACCTTAGAGATTTTTGCTTCAGCTTTAGTCTTTTTCATTTGCCACGACCAGTCTTTTTCATGTTTGTTGCTGTTCTGCCGCCACGAGTAGGAATTCCTCTCATTTTTGGCTTACCAATAGCAATCATCACAGTTACTGGAATACCCTTCTTTTTCCCATATTCCTTGGCTTCTTTCTCGCCTTTTTCTGTATATGGGAACTTCTTGTTTCCTACTTGTGGCATGATATTTCCTTATCGAATTATCTTAGTGGCAACAAAAGAAATGATACCGCCTACAACAGATGCGATAGCCATTCCAACAAACATACCGCCTTTAGACTTATTAGCCATCTCTAAGAGAGCTTTAATGTCTTGACGCAAGGCATGAACTTCATTCTGGAGAGCCTCAACTTGAGCTTCAAGTTTGCCAAACTCTCTTGGATCAATCTCAGACATTTGCTACCTTTCTTGGCCTGCCAGCCTTCTTGATAGGGGTTGGGGGAGCAAGCACTAGCGGCTTATCGTTGTTCTCAACTTCTTCTTGTATATCAATTCTGATATAGCCTTGATGACCCTTCATGCTATCAATGTCATGTTGATGAACAAAGGTCACAGTTTGACCGCTTTGAAGACAACGATAAGTAGCCATATATTCTCCGAAAAAAAGGGGGTTTTTAGCCCCCTCTTTATTAGACCATGCGAGCTACAACAACACGGAGTGTTGAAGAAGCCAAGTCAACAGTAGAGCCAGACTCATTCTGGATACGGAATTTAACTGTGTTTGCAGCAGAGACATAGCCTGTAACTGTCAAACCAACCAAATCCACACCCAAAGATGCGCCAATGACCATATCACCCAAGGCTACGCCAGGGATTGTGATGTCGTCTGTCTCGCCTGCGCCATCAACCAAAGAACCAGCGTCCAAAGTAGCACGAACTACCCAAGTGTCGCTAAAAATTCCACGGAATTGGTCGTTACCTCTGCGAGATGTTACCGATGATGCGGTTGCCATATTAGATTCCTCCTAGATTAAGAAAAAATCCCCCCACCCGAAGGCGAGGGGAAAAGGCAACTATTAGGCTGGAACTGCCAGAGCAAAAGCGCTGGAAGACAAAGCTGCACCAGTTGTAGCGGCAGTACGCATAGCTTTCACACCATACAATGTGTCAGATGTGAACAGAGTAGCCAAGTACTCTTGTTTGTACTGAGTTTGTGAGCGAACACCAACTTGCTCAACCAGAACCATAGAGTCCTTGTGACCCATCAAGCAGATGCGGTCAGTACCAGTATTACCAGCACCGAAATCGGCATTGCTTGTTGTGAACACGGGGATACCATACAGTTGACCGATTTCACCATTGCGGATTGCATCGCCATTACCCACAAAAGCCTGCTCGGTATAACGAGCCAAGCCCATCAAAGTGTTGCGGCTTGAGGGAGGAATGATGAAGAAACGACCATCCATAGGAGTG